AGTCGGCGACGTGTCATCAACCGGCACCGCCACCGACGAAGTGAAAAACGAGGACAGGATCGTCAGGCTAGAGCCGACGATCGAGCCTGGAACGGCGGTGGTACCGGCGACGATCAGCGCCGAGAGCGCCGCGACCGCAGCATCCGCATAGGCGGTGTTGGCGATCCTGGTGTTGTTGGTCAGCGCGGATTGGTTCGGCGCGGTCGGATTGCCGGTCAGCGCGGGCGAGGCCAGCGGCGCTTTAGCTGCCAGTGCGGCGGTGATCGTCGCGGCGAAGTTCGCATCGTCGCCGAGCGCGGCGGCGAGCTCGTCCAGCGTGTTGAGCGCGCCCGGGGCGGCGTCGATCAGCGCGTTGATGGCGGCCTGGACGAACGCCGTGGTGGCGATCTGCTGGGTGTTGGTGCCAGCGAGCGCCGTCGGCGCCGTCGGCGTTCCGGTCAGAACCGCGTTCAGCGCGAGCAGCCAGGTCGACTTCGACAAAAACTGGATGAGCCCGTCCGAACCGAGCGCCAGCACGCGATCCGGCGTGACCGTCTCGGTATCGAGCAGCGCGAGCAGTCCGGTCAGGTCGTGAGGGTCGTTCCAATCACCGGGCTGCACCTGGTTCGGATTGCCGTTGCTGGCGCCGGCCAGGTTCTTCTTGTGCTTGATAGCCATGGGGATGCCCTTATGCGAATGCGGCGTCGACCTGCGCCTTGGTGGTGATGCTGCCGCTCTCGATCGAGGTCAGGACGTCGGCGTAGGTGGCGAAACAGGTCCGCACGTGCTCGAGCACGGCATCCGACAGCGCCGTCACCAGCGCGGCATTCAGCGCGTGTAGCGTGCCGTCCGCAGCCACCCATGTCGTCGTGAAGTCAGGATTTGCCATCGCCGCCACCCGGGCGCCGAGGATCATCTGCTTGGAGCGGTCGTCGGTGGAAATCGTCATGCCGCCAACGGAGATGCCGCCGACCTCCTTCTGCCAGCGACGCTGCGCCGCGTAGGAGATCAGCGAGATGCCGAGCCCCAGCGGCGCCAGACCTTCAAGCAACGACGCTTCGGTCTGACTGCCGTCCGGATTGCGCGCCCAGGTCGCGGGCGCGTATTGCGAGACGAACGCCTGGTAGTCCTCGTCTTGCTCGTCGACAACGATGCCTCGCTCGGACGAGAACACGCGGCCATCGTCCGCACGCCAGAACCACCTGTTGAGGTCGATGAGCATGCGGACGATTTCCTATTAGGCGTATTGACCGCCGGTCGCGGTCGCGCCCGCCACGGTGCCAGGGAAGTAGCTGGCGCCTTGGCCCTGCGTGTTAATCACGCCATTCAGCTGCGCGAAGTACTTCTGGCCGGTGACGTTGCCCGGGTTGGTGAAGCTAGGAGTGCCGGTGCCGGGAACTTCGATCTGACCGCCAGACACCGCGAGCGCGAACGTTGTGACCGTGATCGGTGTCGTGATCGTGTAGGAAACGGAACCGACGAGGTTAACCGTTCCGTTGCGATAGGCAGCGAACGCTTGGCCGCACGAGGCCGCGAAGCGATGCGCCGCGGGATAGACCGCGCCGCCACCGTTGCCGAGAAACACCCACGACGTCACGGCACCGTTCTCGGTCGAGAACGTGTAGAGCGTTGCACCCGCGCCGTTGGCACAGAAGGCGGCCATGTTCGCCGTGGCTACCGTCGCCTTCACACCCTTAACGGTGAGGACGTTCGGGCCATTGACCGTGATTGAATTGCCAATGCCGGTCGAGTTGACGTGGCAATTCGCCGGCGTGCCCATGTTGCCTTCGATCGTGACCGACGGGCCAGGGATCGTCGACGTCGCGACGCTCTCCAGATAGGTGCCGTCGGCAACGATGATCGTGATGCCATAGGTCGCGCTCGGACCGAACTTGAAGGCCTCCTGCATCGCGCGGCTGATGGTCTTGAACGGACCATTGACCCCGGACACCACCGCCGCGGTGCCGTTGAAGTTCACGTCATGGCCGGTGGTGCCGTTGACATAGAACGTGGTGTTCGCGGAGAGCACCTTGATCGTGGACTGCTGACCGTTGGTGAGTTGCCAGTAGGTCCCGTCGAACTGCATCTTGGCGATCATGCCAGTGCGCAGATCTTTCGACACCAGGTCGGCGCCAACGTTGTTCTTGATCGCGACTGCGCCCAGACCGGAGAAGTTCGCCGTCGCCGGGCCGGTATTGTCGACCGCAATCTTCACATCGATTTCGATGCCGGCCTTGTACTCCTTCAGCGCCGGCGACGGAGCGCCGACGATCGTGTTCTGCGATCCGGTGTCGAGGCACCAACGCGGCTGGTTGCGCTGGATCAGGTGCTGGACCGACTTCAAGAGAACGAAGTCGTCAGCGTTGTCCTCGGTGACGATGTCGACAGCGCCGACGGTGGTCTGACCGTTGCCGCGCGCCAGCTTGCGAAGCAACTCGACGATCTGGTTCGCCGCCGCGGCTTCCCACTCGGTGCCGTCGTCGGTGTCCGGGTCGGCGCAATCCTTCCAGAAGGTGTCGGTTGCACCGTGCGTGCGCGTCTCGGCGGGGCGAGCGGTGACGCCGCCCGACGCCACGGTCGGGCCAAAAAGATCAACTGCCATTTTATCGTACCTCGTAGACGGTGAGAATTTCGGCGTGGATCACGCGCGAGAGGAGACATTGAAGCGGGAGCAGGCTCGGTCCGCAGGAGAAGCGGCGCCCCATGCGCATCCGGCCCATCAGGGATGGCAGGAAGCGTCGCACCGGCTGGTAGGCCGGGCTTTCGGCGAGGAACACAACGATGCGGATTTCACCGCGGCCGAGCGTGCGGCCGACGCGGAAGCGGCCGCCCATGCGGGAGCAGCCCATCCTCATGCCGCAGAAGCGGTAGGTCTCCTCGCAGGTGATCGTCCAGCCGGCGCGCGCGGCGACATCAGCGTAGTAGTCGCACCGCGTGCCGCCGATCGCCGAGACCTTGGTGCATAGGTCGGGAAACGGATCGCAGTCATCCGGGAGGCCGTACTCCTTCATCCAATCGTCGCGCGTCTCGACGATCGAATGGCACCAAAACTCGCGGCGAAGGTCGCAAACTCGCTGGTAGAAGTGGAACAGGTCTTCGGCGAAGGCGCGGAAGTAGCGCCAGATCACCGAGCCCTCGACCTCAACCGCAGCAAAGAAATCCGGATTGAAGGCGTCCGGATTGAACGAGATCTCCGCCGCTCGCTCCGGCAGGCCCTCGTTGGTCGACCAGGCGCGGCCGCGCGGTAGCAGCTTCATTACCGCGTCGGTGCATTCATCGATCGTCGATGGGCAATGGAACATCAGCGGAGACCCTTACGGCACAAAGGTGACGGTGCCCAGCACCGCCATGTCGCCAGGAGCTAGCGCGACATCGTCGGCGGGAGCGGTGATCTTATGCCGCTGCTCGCCGCTCGCATTCGCGACCGCCTGCCAGATCCAGGAGCGCGAGAACGAGAACGGAGATGCCAGGTAGGGCATCGAGCCGAACAAGGCGTCGTCGCCGGCAGGGCGCGAGAGCCGCCGGAAGGCGTCCTTCAACTCGATCAGGACCGCGTCCTGGACTTCCACCGTGTTCGGCGAGAGGCCCTGGATGGTCACATCGACCGGGATCGGAGTGGGCGCCGCGATCGTCACCGCGGCGCCCGCCGGCTGCAGAGCCGCGATATGCTCGCGGACCCGCTCCACATCGGTGCCGTTCGGGATGCCGTCCTCGTGAAGGTCGTACATCAGCGGGAACACGCGGACCGAGCCGGGCCCTTTCCAGAGCCGCTCCACATATACGGTCGGCCGATCGGCGTCGAACGAAACGCCAGGGACCTGGCCTGCCCAGAACACATAGTCCGCAGCCGCGCCGCCATGCGGCGGATTGCGCTTCCGGAACAGGATGCGCTGGCGGTAGCTCTCCATGTCCTCCAGGTCGGCGCCGAGCGAGATGCCGTCGGCATGGACCACCGCGGTCGGCGCCGTGGCGCCGCCCGACGTGACGCCGGAGACGATATCGAGCGACATTCCGCCGGCGGTATTGTTCGCCTTGCCGTCGGTCGCCGAGATGACCGGAACGGTGAGCGTGCCTGAGGTCGCCAGCACGCCGCCCGCGGAGACCAGGAACTCGACACCGTCAGCGCGCCGGAGCCGAGCTCCGGTGTCGACCGTCAGGTTCGTGACCGCGGTGAAAACGACGTCGCCCTGCGCCGGCGCCGCCGGCTTCTGCGGGATGTTGAACTCGATGCCATGCTCGCGGAGGCTCTCGATGTCGGGCGAGCTCCAGGCGAACCGCTGCTTCGAAACGTAGGCCAGGTAGTTGAACGCGTTGAAAAGTCCGCCCGCAATCACCTTCGCCGAGGCATAGACGTTGTTGGGCCAGAGCCAGGCGTCGGTGCCCTTCAGGTTCGCGCGGAAACTGGAGCGCGAGCGCTCGAGCAGGCGCTTTAGCGTCGGGAAATCGAACATGCTGGGATGCCCCTTAGACCGGCGGACTTGACGAGAACGGCTCCGGCGCCGGCGATGTCACCGACTGCTTCCAGATGTCCTCGAACTTGTAATCGTAGACCATCCCGCCGTCGGCGCCATAAAGCCGGACGTCCAGGTTGACGCGGTTGACATCGACCGGGCGCGTCGCGACCACATCGATGCGCGAGCAGACCTGCTGGAAGATCAGCGTCGAGAGCGCGTCGATCGCGACCGCCTCAACCCAGCGGCGGATTTCCTCGTTCAGGTGTGCGCGCTCAAATACCCAGAGCAGCGATCCCATGTCGCGCTCGCCGAGCTCGGGACGGATATCCTCGCCGTCGCCCCACCAGCCGCGCGGATCGTCACCGTCGACCAAGTAGAAAAGCGGATGATCCGGATCGATGCGCTTGTCGGTGAACAGGCAGATGATGACCGCGGTGTGCAGCGCGGCTTGCGCCTGCAAGCCGCCGCGGTTCTGTAGCGGCTCGGTGGCGCCGGCGATCCGCCAATCACCCTGGCCCTGCCAGGGCGCCCAGATCGTATCCCAGAGCAGGATCGGCTGTTCGTCGTCGCCTTCGCTGATCCGAACTCGGAGCGTCGCCATCGATGAGAACTCCTAAACCGCAAAGACCTTCGTGGCGCATCCGCCGGAGCAGAGACCGACAGGCGATCCGCCTTCATCGCCGAGGTCGACGCGATCGGCGATCACCACGCAATGCTGCGTGGTGTGCGTGATCTTGCTGTCGGTCATCACAGTGGTGCTGGAGCCCTTTTCGAGCTTTAGCTCGTCCTCGCTCCAGGTGACCTTGGCGCCCTCGTAGGAGATGACGATGCTGTCGCCATCCATCACGATCGAAATCGTCTTTTCGTCCTCGTCGGACTTGTCGTCGGTCTCGCCTTCGGGCGCCTCGCTATTGCCGGCGTCGTAGCCCTTGCCGATCCGGATGTTGATCTTCTTCTGGTGGACGTGGTCCTGGCTCTTTTCGAACTGCCGGATGATATCGCCGTGCATGTTGAACAGCGCGGCGGAGCCCTCCGGCGTTTTTTTAGGGCGGTATTTTTAATGACCGCCATCGAAGTACAGCGAGCGATCGGAGCGGCCGCCCATCTGGACCAGCACGCCGTCGGTGTCCTCCGGAGGCACCGAGGTGAAGCCGAAATCCATCGGCCGCCAGATCTTCTTAGGCTTCTCGTTTTTGCGCGCCTTGAGGTCGACGCGCTGCTGCGACTTTTCATCGTCGACCTTGACGATGCGCGTGCGGATCGTCTGCGAGCGAACCGCGTCGTCATGTTCCCAAGGGAGAGCCATCAGCCAAAATTCCAGGTTGAGCCGGACTTATTGCCCTTGCCGCCGCCGGCCCCCTGGCCGTCGTAGGCACGCGGATCGACCAGGCTAAGCGTCGCGATGCTGCCATCGCTGCTTTGCCGATAGACCACCTTCTCGATCAGCATGTCCTGCGAGATATCGAGATACGGACTTTGCGTGTAGGTGAGCGCGCCAGGCGTCCAGATCTTGCCGCCGTCATCGCGGAAGCCTTGCGTCGAGATGGTGGCTTTCAGCGCCTCGCCGGCGGCGCGGTTCTTCCGGTTCTTGGCGCGCTTTTCGGCGCGGTCCTTGGTGGTGTCCTCGTCCTGCACGATGATGATCGCGCGGTGGCGCTTGACCGAACCGTCCTCCAGCTGCGCCTCGATCTCCAGATTGTCATCGCCGTGACCGAACGGGCGCTGACCGCGGACAACGATCTTGGAATAGCGGTTCTTGCCGTTGTGGTGCGCGGTGCCGGACAGGATGTTGACGCCCTCCAGGAGCGGGCCATTCCGCTCCGAGCCGGCCTTGGTGATCTTGGCATTGCCTTCCGGCGTGCCGGTGATCGTCATGCCCTGCTGGCGCGCTAGCTTTTCGACGCAACGGAAACAGGTCTCGCCCTGGGTCAGCTGGTACTGCTCAACCTTCTCCAGCTGCTGATCGGTCTCCCATTTGGCGCCGTAGTTGCTGGAAATCTCCTGGCCGATTTCAAGCGGGTCCTTGTTCTCGAACTGACCGGTGTCGTGTTCCGCCGAGCCATCGACCAGGTCGGCGGACTTCGATCTGCCGCTGACGTGGATCTCCGCGCGCCGCCCCGCGAACGTCGGCTCGCGGCTATCGACATGCCCGACCAGGACCAGGTCGCCGGAGAGCGAGATCGACACATCGGCGCCGACCGCAAAGATCGCGTTCGTTGCCGCGGCGCCCATCTCGGCGGCGACGGTGAAGGCGAACTCGCGCGCCGCCTCGTTGAAGGCGGCGCTGACCTGGCACTCGGTGAAGGCGTCGTAGGAACCGCCGCCGGCGCTGATGGTGATCTTTTCGTGGCCCATTACTCGATCAAAGCCTCGAACGTTGGAGGGATGAACGCCGGATCGGCGACGCGATTGCGGTTGACGATCTCCATCGCACGGTTCGGGTCTTTGTAGAAG